GCGGTAATGTTCTTTATGTTTGTAATTCTTTATTGGGTGAAATCATGACTTGGAACTTGCGTTTAGTAAATTTGAGTAGTCCATACGAGGATTACTTTGAGATTCGTGAAGTGTATTACGACACGATGGGAAAGCCGATAGGACACACTAAAGCGGCTATTGGTGGCGAGGACAGGCTAGAAGTAGACCGTTACATAGAACTAGCTAAACTTGCTTTGGATAAACCTATTTTAAAGTTTGCAAATAATGAAGATACAAGTAAAGATCACGAAAGAGCATAAAGATGGGTCAGCCGATGCTCAAGTTAATTTTGACAAAGCAGGACTTGAGTGTCTTGTCCAGCACGGACTTATCAGTCTGCTTACCCAAGCAATTGATGTCTACAAAGTTAAACCCGAGGGAGATGAAGCACTTATTCAACGAGCAAAAAACATCATCAACGATTTTGTTGCAAAAGACAAAAAACTAATTAAGGATCACTATGAACCCCTATTTACAGGAAATCTTGCACCAAATCACAGTACGGATAACCGAACTAGAAACAAGAAACACAATGCTAGAAGCTGAATGTGTAGCATTGCGACAGCAACTTGAGGAACTAGAACATGATAGAAACTTTAGTTAAACCCCAAGTGCTAGACAACGATATTGCGGTGATGAAAATATTGCAATTGATGGGTCAGCTTTCTTTAAATGACATTGAATATATCTTAAAGATATCCCAAAAAGTACACACACTAATAAACAACAATGAACTTCAATGATTTTTATGCTTTGTATCCCCGTAAAATGGGTCGTAAAGACGCTGAACGGGCATGGAACAAGCTAACCCCTGTCCAGCAAGCCGAGTGCCTAGAAGCCATGCCTAATTACCTTAAATACTGGAAGATTAAAGAAACGGCTAAAGATTTCATACCATACCCTGCTTCATTTTTGAACGCTGAACGGTGGACTGACGAAATTGATATTGAGCCAATTCAATCTAAAAAACCTGAATTGCCTTGGTATTCAAGCGAAGAACTTACCAAAGCTAAAGCCCAAGAAGTCGGCTGTCAGGCATACGCTGGTGAAGGTTGGCAACAATGGCGAGCACGAATTAGTCAGAAGATAAAGCAACTTGAAGAACAACTCTGACGATTACCTTGCTTGGTGGTATATCGGTGTAGCAAAAAAACGAGGTTGGCCAGCAGTTGTTAAATTGTTAGCCCAATACCCTGAAAAAGAAGAACGCATTAAACAATTAATAAAAAAGAAACTAGGAAAATGATTGATAAAGTTTTTACTTATTGCAGACAGCGTGGTTTTCCACATTACGATTTGCCAATGGAAAAAAAGCTACGGGAACTAAATAACCTTAAAAAGTTTGACCTTGATTCTATTGTGCAAAACGGGATAGTTCGGCAGACCTTACATGGAATGGGTTTAGCTTGGTCTTATTTTCCGCACCATTGGGAGATTAGAACAAGAAAAATGAAAACTGCATTGGATGTGTTTAATAACGATGAATTGCTTAAAAAAGCCATTGCTAGTCGCATCAAATGGGGTACTGAAAAGATTGTTGGTAAAAACGGTGAAATAAGTGATGCTAACTACAGAAAAGCCTTGCGTACATATTCAGGGGTACAACGGGTATCTAACTTTAGACCTAGTGCGGCATCAGGCATTTACCGAAAATACGCTAAAAACGGTGTAGTTTGGGATATGTCATGCGGTTTTGGGGGTAGATTAATTGGTGCTTTAGCCAGCGGTAATGTCAAGAAGTACATAGGTACTGACCCGTCAACTCCGACCATGCAAGGATTATTAAAAATTAAAGAAGATTTTTGCCAAGATTTTGAGGTTGAATTACATCAGATTGGTAGTGAAAATTTTGTTCCAAATGAGCCTGTAGACTTGTGTTTTACTTCACCACCCTATTTTGATACAGAACGCTATACAGACGAAGCAACACAAAGCTATGTAGCCTATGATACTAATGAATCTTGGAACGAAAACTTTTTGCGTAAGACTATACAAAATTGCCATAAAGCCTTGAAAGACAACGGTTTTATGCTTATTAATATAGCCAATGTAGTGACCCATAAGACTTTAGAAGATGACACCGTAAGGATTGCTGGTGAAGAAAAGTTTGAACTTGTAGAAGTATTAAAAATGCAATTGTCTAGCATAACCAAAGGAGGATTTAAATACGAACCAATTTTCGTGTTTAAAAAAATATGAGAGAGATAGACCCCAATAAATGTATAGACTTTATATTAGAAAACGCAGGTAAGTATGCACAAGCAAAAGGTGAACTGGCGGAACTTGAAGCGTACAAGAGTTCGCTTAAAGCTATCAAAATGGCTGAAACTAGCGAACAAACTATTGGGGCACAGGAGCGTGAGGCTTATCGAAGCGAAGATTATCAAAATCTATGTAAAGCGATTGGCAAAGCTACGGAAAACGCAGAAAAACTCAAATGGGAACTAGAAGCCGCTAGACTTAGACACTCTACATGGCAGACCCTAGAAGTATCTAACCGTAACCAAGATCGGATATTAAAATGACCCTGAAAGTAACCGAAGAATTTTTAATTCTTAAACTATTTTGCAAGATGTACGAAGATGCCCTTAACCGTAAAGACTATACACAGATGCTTGAATTAAGCGTTGATATTGCGGAATCAGGCGAGAAACTAGAACAACTTACTGTAGATCATATTAATGGCCACGAAAAGTGAGAAAGAAAAGTACAGAAAAATCGCTGAATTGGGATGCTCATTATGTAGGCATCAAGGCAACGAGGGAACACCAGCTGAACTCCATCACATTAGACGAGGTGGCGTACGAAGCCGCAGTCCAATTATTCCGCTTTGCACCTACCACCATCGAGGATCAAATACCAGTATTCACGGAATGGGTCGTAAACGGTTTGAGCAAGAATACGGAATCACGGAAGAACAGTTGCTGGAGAAAACGGAAAGTCTTATTAAATGAGTAGTTGGTTAATCATCGTTACTGGTTTAATTTACTTTTACATTGGTATAGAACAGGGTGTAAAAGGCAACCTACCCATGGCAGTTGTATATACAGGCTACGCATTTTCTAATGTTGGTTTGTACATTATGGCTAAATAAAATTATGTAAAAAGCATAAACCTGTATAAGATTCTTATAAATTTATATATGTATGTATCGATGTATATACATTGTATATACGGACAAACATTAAAGTTCTAGCGGATCAAACCCTAATTCGCTGGCTACCATCTTGCAACGGGTTCTAAACGGTTTTCCATGTTGCATCCACTTATCACCTTTTTGTTTGTGAAAACTCATGTGTACGCACTCATGGGCAAGAGTGGTTAAAACGGTATAGAAGTGGCTACAACGCCCCGATGATATGGTAATGGTATGACTGTATTCCTCGCCCGTATCTAGCAGGTAAGTCCCCATTACTTCAGGGTCGGGGGTAACAATAAACTCTATTTCTTCAGGCAATGGCATAGGCCATTTGGTAAACGGATAACAGCAATACAGGCTTGCATATAAGTTTTTTAATACTTCAGGATTTAATCTCATATAGTTCACCCCTAAAAAACACAAGCCCCTCATCTTCATTAATAACCTGCACTAATTCAGGTGGCATCAAATGACCGTTTACATAGGTAAGAACTGCAAATCCTGCTCTCCAGTTGACGCTTGCATTTTCGTGATAAATGAACTGTTCATCCTTGACAGCCGCCATCATTCCAGTATCAACACCGTACAAGTCACCAGTATAGTTAGTCCACGGGGTTACTTTTAAAGAATGTAAATGACCCGTCACCATACTCAAGCCCCCCTTTAAAATATTGTTGTAGACAGCATGAATACCATTATGCCAACGGTGCTTGACCATCGTATTGTTATTAATTCGTACTGACCAGCTATATGACCAGCCGTATAGGTGATCCGCAAGGCACATACCCTTAACACCCTCATACTGGGGTAAGACATTAGATAATTTGCCATCAAAGCGTAAATCGTGATTACCAATGGTGCGGTGCAATATACACCCAGCAGGGCGTACCGCTTCAATGTCACCTAATCTAGCTTGGACTTCTTCTAATTCTTGTTGAACTGTTGGGTGTTGTTGGTAACCTATCCTGTTATGTTGGCTGATCTGTGCAAAATCGAATAAATCTCCATTTAAAATCACCATTGACGGTTTTAATTGTTTCGTAAAGTGTACAAATGCACGATGGGCGGTAGAAATGTAATTAGGGTTGTAATGACAATCTGAACCTACTAAAACAATTCCGTTTGGCAAACTATATGAACATTCTATTTTATTTTCAGGAATTTCAAATTTTGGTACACCCCGATTATTATTAGATACAAGCACAATATCGTGCTTTTTTTCTATGTTTTTTCTTCTTAACATTACACTTCTAGGATCAACACCTAATATCTTAGCTACAGCGGTAGGAGATCTATGTTCTTTAAATAATGCGATAAACTGTTGCTCACTACACGCTGGCTTGGTCATACCACACCTTTATAATGGTAAAGTTAGCTAATACTAATCTATTTTAATTGAAAATCAATGACATACGCACGAATTGATACAAACCACAAGGAGATAGTGGCGGCATTAAAACAAGCTGGTGCTACTGTAGTGTCACTTGCATCTATGAAACACGGTTGCCCTGATTTACTTGTAGGTTATGCCAATGAAACTTTATTAATGGAAATCAAGAAAGATTCCAAGGCTAAATTCACGCCTGATCAAATAGAGTTTATGGGTAAGTGGAAAGGCGGTGCAATTAGTCGTGTGGATAGTGTGGATGCCGCAATTAGAGCACTAGGTATTACAAGAAAAGTGTTATAAAATACACAAAAAGGAGCGTTTTATGGAAAAGTCGATGGCATTATTCCTAGCAACATTGCTACATTCGGGGACTAATACCCATTTTTTCCATTGGGCTACCAAATCTTACGCAAAACACAAGGCTTTAGGCGGCTTTTACGAGCGTATTATTGAATTAACCGATGAACTAGCTGAAGCCTACTTTGGTTGCTACGGTCAGATTACTGAATTCCCTGCTACATACCACCAGCCAAAAGAACCGCTGGCATACCTACAATCCCTACAGCGTTTTGTAAAAGAAGCACGGGCAGACCTGCCAACAGATACAGAAATTTGCCAATTGATTGACAATATCGCCCAAGAGATTGACACAACCATCTATTTACTTAAATTTAAGAGTTAATTATGCCATTAGACAAATCAGGATCAGCCGAATCTGTCGGCAAGAACATCAAAGCCGAAGTTAAAGCTGGTAAGCCTAAAAAACAGGCACTTGCTATTGCCCTTAATGTTGAGCGTGAAAACGCCAAAGGTGACCGCAAAGCCAAGTTAGAAGAAGCCTACGGTAAGTACATTGAGGAAAAGGCTTGAGCCGTCAAGACGACATCCGTGCCGCGGTAGAAAGGCACGATAAGCCGATAGCCAAGACCACTAAAGGTAAGGGTCGGCATTATCAGTCAGTAGAAGAAGGTGCAGGAATGACCGAAGCTGGTCGTAAGGCGTATAACGCAAAGAATGGTAGTGATTTAAAAGCACCCCAATCTAGTGGACCAAGACACGATAGTTTCTGTGCAAGGTCAGCAGGATGGAATGGGGAACGGGGCAAAGCGGCAAGAGCAAGGTGGAAATGCTAATGAAAGACGGACTATACGCCAATATTCACCGAAAAAGGGCTAGGATAGCCGCTGGATCGGGCGAAAAGATGAACAAGGTTGGTAGCAAAAATGCCCCAACTGCCAAAGATTTTAAAGAATCAGCCAAGACTGCCAAGCCACAAAGCAGAAAAGACATAATTCGTGACAAGATGAAGGATATGTAATGGTTAAGATGATCCCCCCTACCCCAATGAGCCGTAAGTACAAAAAAGAAGATGCAATGCTACGCCCTCATGTTGAATCCACGCTAGAAAAGAACCAGCGTGAACGGTTAGAGCGTAGAGCCGTTATTGCTAATAAACTTAAAGACTTGGATAAAGAAGTCAAGTAATGGCAACGCTGGCAGAAATGTTACGGCAAACTGGTTACGCTAAAGACGGTCAGCTAAAAGCACCTGCCCCAACCCAACCAAATCTGTCAACAATGGCAGGTGATTACTTTAAACAGTTACCAGCAAAAACGGCTCAAAACGCTATTGACATGAATTACATGGTGCAAAACGCCATGCCGTACAACCCACAAACAGGTAAGTTTGATACAGGGCCAACCTTTTCAGAGTTTGCTAACTTTGTACCTAATTTGATGGGTACTGTTGCCAATGTAATTCCGACAGCACAAAGAATGTTGACTGCTCAAAAAAATGCCGCATTACCTATATCTGAAGGTGGTTTAGGGTTGCCAGCAACCAATACTGCTTCACAAAGAGCAAAAGCTATGGGGTATGACACGCCTGTTTATCACGGAACTAATGCAGAGATAGAAGCATTTAATGTTAAAGGCAAAGGTAAAACTGCTGGGGCTGGTGCGTTTTTAACAAGCAATCCATTAACAGCCGAAACCTATGTGTCATCTTCAGGCGGTGGAAACATATTGCCTTTGTTGCTTAAAAAAGATGATTTTTTAACAGCAAACGCTAGAGGTAGAAGTTGGGCTGACATATATACAAATGAATTGTCAGCAAAATCAGGTAAGAACCGCTACACACCACAAGAGTTAGGTTTAGACATTAATTCTGCAACAACAACTGATGAGTTAGGAATGATTGCAGATGAACTAAGCAAAAAAGGTGCTGAGATTAAGAATGTTAAAGATCTTGGCCCTAACAGTCATGTAATGAGGGCAAAAGAATATTTGCTTGAAAAGTACGGGATTGTGCCTGATGACACTTGGTCTAATGTAACGGGCAAGCAATGGGATGAATCACAAAAAGCAATGAAAAAGCTGTATGAATCACAAAAGAGCGATATATATGCCGTACAAGACCCATCATTAATTAGATCTAGATTTGCCGCATTTGATCCTAAACAAGCAAACAGCCCTAACATTCTAGCTGGTGGATTAGCTGTTCCTATGGTAGATGAAGATACCCGTAAAGCAACGCTAGAGAAATTGTTTAACGAGCAGAAATAGAGTAGAATTAACTTATCTTAATCAACCACTTGGGTAAGGTATGAGTAATAAATTGTCGAAATCTGTAGAAGATAACTTAAATCGTGCTGGCAGACCCAAAGGGGTAGGCAATAAAAGCACAGGCATGGCTAGAGAAGCCATTGCTAGGTTCGTTGATGGTAATGCCAACAAAATGGAAGAATGGCTACAGAGCGTTGCTTATGGCATCCAAGCGTCTGATAAAGAAGGCAAGCCAAAGTTCAGCACAGAAGGTAATCCTGTCTATGTTGTACCGCCTAATCCTGAAAAAGCATTTGGTATGTTGCAGAGCGTCATGGAATACCACCTACCTAAATTAGCTAGGACAGAACATTCAGGTGACGCAGAACAGCCAATGCTAGTAATCCACGAACATAAGTTTCTCGATTGAAAGAGATAGTAAAGAAGTACGAATATCCCTATAAAGCTAGGGATGCTTTTTTAGACTTTCACTATAGGAAAGAACGCTGGGCGGTATTAACCTGTCATCGTAGGGCAGGGAAAACGGTGGCTACAATCTGCGACACAATTCGTAGGGCTATTATGGAAAAGAAACCTGACGGCAGGTACGCTTACATTGCCCCGTACTACGCACAAGCTAAAAACATTGCATGGGATTACCTGCTTAAATACGCAGAGCCAGCTATTGTAAAAGCCAATCAATCTGAGTTATGGGTAGAATTAGTTAATGGTGCAAAGATTAGGTTATTTGGTGCTGATAACCCTGACGCATTACGGGGTTTATACCTAGACGGGGTAGTGCTAGATGAGTATGCCGACATGAAACCTAGATTATGGGGTGAGATTGTTAGACCTTTACTTACAGACCGTAATGGTTTAAATGGTTATCAAACATGGGCTACTTTTATTGGTACGCCAAAAGGTCACAATGCGTTTTATGACATCTACAATGAAGCCCAAAAGAACCCAAATTGGTATGTAAAAACTCTTAGAGCAGATCAATCAGGCTTGATTCCTGAAGCTGAATTACTAGATGCTCAAGCAACCATGTCAACCAACCAGTACGAGCAGGAGTTCCTATGCTCATTTGAAGCCGCAATACTTGGTGCTTACTACGGTCAAGAGATGCGTAGGATTACCGATTTAGACCGCATTACCACGGTTGACTATGACCCCATGTTCCCTTGCCATACTGCTTGGGACTTAGGATTCAATGACAGTACGGCTATATGGTGGTTTCAGGTGGTATACGGTGAGATACGGGTGCTAGATCACCATTCATCTAACGGTCAAGCCGTACCGTACTACACGGGATTACTACAACAAAAAGAAGATGAGTTTGGGTATAAATATGGCTACCATTACCTGCCCCATGATGCTAGAGCAAAAACTATGGCAAGTGAAGGTAAGAGCATAATTGAACAATTTTCTGCAAAAATCGACATAAAACATCTAAAAATTGTTCCAAACCTATCAATTCAGGATGGAATACAAGCTACACGACTTGCATTAACTCGCTGTTGGTTTGATAATAGATGTGAAGAAGGCATTGAGTGTTTACGACAATATCAACGAGAGTGGGATGATGATAAGAAAGTATTTAGGGATCGCCCTAAGCATGATTGGACAAGCCACTCAGCCGATGCGTTCCGCTATCTATCAATTGTATGGAAAGACGAGGACAGCCCTATTCTTAAAGATTCAAGAATTAAAGGACTTCATGTCGGGCAAACGGATGTCACGCTGAACGAGATGTGGAAAGAAACCCCTAAAATTACAAACCGCAGGATATAAAGATGGAACATACATACCAAGATTGGTACAACTGCATTGCCAGCTACGAGCGTACATTCAAGGAATGGGAAGGTCGAGCCGATAAGATTGTTAAGCGTTACCGCGATGACCAACGCAGTCGCAACAATCCTAATGCCAAGTTCAATATACTTTGGTCTAATGTCCAAACCATTACCCCAGCGGTATTCGCTCGATTACCAAGACCTGATGTAAGCCGCAGATTCCGTGACAATGACCCTATCGGTCGTGTAGCGTCAATGATGCTAGAACGGGCGTTAGAGTACGAGATTGAGCATTATGGTGATTACGCTAGTGCAATGAAACAATGCGTTCAAGATCGCTTATTGGGTGGTCGTGGTACAGCTTGGGTTCGTTACGAGCCACATATTGTTGGTGAAGCTGGTGGTGAAGCTGAAGATATGCCTGATGACGGCTTACAGGTTACCGAAGATATTGACGAAGCTGAAACCGAAGGCGGTATTCATCGTGAGAGCCAAGAGCGTATTGAATACGAATGTGCTCCTGTAGATTATGTCCATTGGCGTGACTTTGGCTTGACCGTTGCTCGTACATGGGAAGAAGTCACCGCAGTATGGCGTAAGGTTTACATGGGTAGACCTGCACTTGTTGAACGCTTTGGCGAAGAACTTGGCGGTAAGATTCCGCTAGATACCAAGCCTGATACATCCAAGACCTTTAACGAAAAGATGGGTGAAGGTGCATCTGAAGCCGTTGTCTATGAGATTTGGGATAAGACTACAGGTCAAGTCATTTGGCTAAACAAATCAATGGGCAAGATTCTTGATACCCGTGATGATCCGCTCCAGCTTGAAAACTTTTGGCCTTGTCCAAAGCCAATGTTCTCTACCTTGACAACCGACAGTTTGATTCCTGTTCCTGACTTTGTCCTGTACCAAGACCAAGCAAGACAGTTAGACTCGCTGGCAGACCGTATTGATGGATTCATCCAAGCACTTAAGGTTCGGGGCGTATATGACGCATCTGAGCCATCCCTTGCCCGTTTATTCTCCGAAGGTGAGAACAACGCCTTGTTACCAGTTAAGAACTACGGTGCATTTAGCGAAAAGGGTGGACTTGTAGGGGCTATTAACCTAGTAGACATCAAGCCGATTGCCGAAGGTCTAAACATGGCTTATCAGGCTATGGAACAGGTCAAGGGTCAAATCTACGAGATCATGGGTATCGCTGATATTCAGCGTGGACAGACAGACCCTAACGAAACTCTTGGTGCTCAGATCATTAAGTCAAACAATGCTTCAGGGCGTTTAAAGACTATGCAACACGATGTAGTGAACTTTGCTACAGCCCTATTGCAGATCAAAGCACAGATTATTTGCCAGCACTTTACCGATGACACTATCGTTAAGATCAGCGGTGCAATGCAATTATCCCCACAGGATCAACAACTTATACCGCAAGCATTACAACTCCTGAAGAACGAACCAGCTAAAAACTTCCGCATTGAAGTGACTAGCGATTCCATGATTTATCAGGATGAACAGCAAGAGAAGCAAGACCGCATGGAATTCTTGCAAGCTATGGGTGGATTCTTGAGCCAAGCATTACCAGCGGCAAATGCAAGCCCTGAACTAACACCTATGCTGATTGAAATGCTCAAGTTTGGTGTAACAGCGTTCAAGGCTGGTAAAGGTTTAGAGGGATTGATTGACGAAACAGCCGACAAGTTCCGTCAACAGCAGAAGGCCGCTGAAGGTCAACCAAAACCACCATCACTTGAAATGCAGAAACTTCAGATGCAAGGTCAAATGGAACAGGCTAAGATGCAAGCCCAATCTCAAGCTAAACAAGCTGAAATGCAGATGCAAATGCAGATTGAGCAACAGAAGATGCAAATGCAGATGGAACTTGAGAAGGCTAAACAAGAATACCAAGCCCAAGAAAACCAGCTTAAATTCCAACTTGAAGAACAGCGTAATATGATGGATCGTGAGATGGAGATTAAAGTTGCTCAGATGAAGATGAATACTGAACGCAATACTCAGGTCTTACTTGCCCACATTAATAACGGTGCAAAGATTGAGGTAGCCCGTATTGGTGCTGATGAATCTACTGGTGAACAGGCTTACTTTACTGAGCAAGATATGGCCGCATCAATGGAACACCCATTAAAACCTATTGCTGACGCTATTAGCCAAAGCAACCAGCAAATGACTTTGGCATTGGGTGACTTGGTAAATACCATTAACGAAAACCACAATAGACCTAAACAAGTGGTACGGGGACAAGACGGTAAAATCATCGGGGTTCAATAATGGCTATAACAGTCAAGCATAGTAAGACTTCAGCA